AGCGTGCTCCTTTACATGAACGGCTCCACTGACTACGTAGAAGCCTATGGAACTCAAAATTCAGGGTCCACCAAAGATGTTTACCAAGGAGCGCCGTACACTTTCCTGACAGGCTTCCTCGCACGGAGCGCAACATGACCTCACGCTACGAAAAAATCAAAGCACTCTACCCTGAACTCACAGACCGTGACTTCATGACCGTCATCCGCTTGCAGAACGACTCCGACGGTAAAGGCGACTACATCGCCGCATGGGATCACCCCACACTGGCACGGCCAACTGATGAACAACTGGAGGCCTTGTAATGTCTGGCAATATTGTAATTTCACAAATCAACGGCGGTGCTATCGGCGTAAAGAACGTCATCATCAACGGCAACTTTCAGATCAACCAACGTGGTGTATCTGGCACTGTTACCTTGGCTGCTGGTGCTTACGGACATGACCGCTTCAAGGCTGGCGCTTCTGGTTGCACATACACGTTCGCCACTTCTAACAACGTCACGACACTGACCATCTCTGCTGGATCACTTATTCAAGTGGTTGAGGGCTTGAATCTTTACACCGACACCTACACGTTGTCGTGGACTGGTACTGCTCAAGGCAAGATTGGCGCTGGCTCTTATGCTGGCTCTGGTGTGACTGGCTCTGTTACTGGTGGCACGAACTTGAACATTGAGTTCAATACAGGCACTTTGTCCTTGGTACAACTCGAAGCTGGCAGCGTAGCGACCCCGTTTGAGCGCAGGGACTACGGGCGTGAGCTGATGATGTGCCAGCGGTATTATTGCAAACAGTCTGTTTTTATCGGAAATACCTACGCAGCTAACGGCGGCAACGTATCCGCTTCTACATATGTTGGCTTCAAAGTAACAATGCGAGCATCACCGACAATAACATTTGTTAATACAAGTGCTTTGCTCACAAACGCAGACAGTGCAACATTTCTAGGCCCGGATGGCTTTAGTTACGCAGTAAATATTACAGGAACAGGCACATTCAATAGAGCAAGTGTCGCTTCAATGGAAACTGAACTGTAAGGACTAATCATGTACCAACTTCTTCCCTCTACCCCAATGGGCGCGAATAGCTCGCTATCGCTCTCAGCAACCTGCATCAAACGCATCGCTGACAACGCCTTTATTCCGATGGACCCGCAAAACACAGACTACGCTGAGTACCTGAAGTTCTTGGCCGAGGGGAATGTACCCCTTCCCGCAGACGCTCAACCCGAGTAAAATCTGGCAACTTTTCAGCTGAGGCTTGGCATGGACAACCAACAACTTTTCAACCTTGTAGTATCCGTTGCCGGGTTCTTAGCGATTTACCTCATCAACCAGCTCACGCGCACAATCCAGCGTCTGGAAGACAAGGTCAACGAGTTGCCCCTCACCTACGTGGCCAAGGACGACTACCGCTCTGACATTGCCGAGATCAAGTCAATGGTCAAGCAAATCTTCGATAAGCTGGACGGCAAAGCCGACAAGACATGAGAGATTTTGCCGAGGCCCTTGTCGCGGCAGTTTTCATCGTTGGGCTTGTCATCTGGACAGCCAAGGTAGTGGTCGAAATGTTTGTGACAACCAACTGAGGCGTTCATGCTGGCAATCGACTCCATACTCAACATCGGCGGTAAGCTCATCGACAAGTTGATTCCCGACCCGGAAGCCAAGGCTAAGGCGCAGCTTGAGCTGGCCAAGATGGCGCAAGACGGTGAGCTGGAGGCCATGAAAACTCAGATGAGCGCCATCATTGCAGAGGCGCAGTCTGCTGACCCGTGGACAAGCCGAGCACGGCCATCCTTTCTATACGTGGTCTACATCCTCTTGCTGTGGTCGATCCCGATGGGCATCCTGTCCGTCTTTAGGCCGGAAGCCGCTGTAGCGTTTACCGCCGGATTCAAAGCGTGGATGAACGCAATCCCTGAGCCCGTCCTTACGCTGTTCGGCACCGTCATGCTGGGCTACGTGGTTGGGCGTTCTTACGAAAAAGTCAAAGGTGTGGCCAAATGAAAGCCAACTTCGACTCCGCACTCAAAGCCGTATTGCACCACGAGGGCGGCTACGTAGACCACCCCGCTGACCCCGGCGGGCGCACCAACCTCGGCGTTACGCAAAAGGTCTGGGAGGAGTGGGTCGGCCATCCTGTAGACGAGAAACAGATGCGTGCGCTGACGCCTGAGATTGTTGGTCCGATGTACAAGAAAAAGTACTGGGACAAGGTCAAAGGTGACGATCTACCGACTGGGGTGGACTATGCGGTGTTCGATGCGGCTGTGAACTCTGGACCGGGCCGCGCTGCCAAGTGGCTGCAAGCCTGCGTGGGTGTGGAGCAAGACGGTGGGATTGGCCCCAAGACGCTGGCTGCTGTAGCTGCCGTAGACCCTGCCGATCTGGTTGAGGACTACGCCAAGCGTCGGCTGTCGTTTCTGATGGATTTGCCACACTGGCCAACATTCGGTAAGGGCTGGGGACGTCGCGTGGCGGAAGTTCAAACCGTTGCCAGCTCGATGACCGCGTAAAAGTAAGCACCCACTAGCCAGCACTTGCTGGCCAGCTTACAATGCAGGCACTTTCCAACAAAAGGAACTCATCATGAGCGCTTCTTCCCGCCCCGGCACCATGGGTGCATACAAGCCCCGCCGCAGCCCTGAGAACCCCAACACTGCATCCATGGTGGAAGAGTCTCGCCAAGCTGCGCAGGACGAAAAAGACCGTGCCAAGGTCAAAGCCATGGGCTACAAAAACGGTGGCATGATCAAGCAGACCAAAAAAGCTACACCGTACATGTGCGGTGGCATGGTTAAGAAGTAATCGAGGGATAGGCCGTGGCCGGTGTCGCTCTAAAAATCCAGCGCTTCTTTGGTGAAGCGCCGAAGATCAGTCCTGAGCTGTTGCCGGATACGGTAGCCCAGTACGCATACAACCTCGACTTGTCGTCTGGGGACTTGTTGCCGTACCGCCGGGCCGAGGCGATTACCACGCTGGATAAGACTGGTGTAGTGCAGACCATTTACCCGCTGGTTGACCCCGTCACTGGAGACAATAAGTGGCTGCACTGGACCACTGACGTTGACGTTGCCACATCCCAGATTGAGGGTGACACCACTCAGCGCGTGTACTACACCGGCGATGGCGCACCTAAGGCGACAAACTACGATCTGGCAACCAGCGGCACTCAGTACCCAACTGAGAGCTACATCCTCGGTCTGCCTCTGCCTACAGACATCCCGGTCGCTACAGCTGCGGCGTTCACGCAGAAGTCATCCGTCACACGCTCACGCGATGCGGGTAACACAGCAACGATCGTTACAAGCGCTGCACACGGGTTGACAACTGGCGACTACGTCACCACATCGTCGTTTGGCGGTACTGGGTACAACCTGACCAACGTGCAGGTCACAGTCATAGACAGCACCACGTTCAGCTACTTTAACTTCGGTGCTGCTGAAACAGCAACAGCGGACACTGCTGGCCGAATTGACCTTGCTGGTGTTACTGGCCCTCGCAACTACGTGTTCACGTACGTCACAGCATGGGACGAAGAGTCTGTGCCATCGGAGCCATCGGCGACTATCTTCGTCAAAGAGGGCCAAACCGTCACCGTCTCAGGCTTGCCCGCTTCGTGGAGCCACGGTAGTGGCTACCAGACAACTGACATGAAGGTGCGGATTTACCGCACTGTGGCCACTGTGTCTGGCGCTGTGTACTTGCGGGTTGGCGAGGTGGACCTCGGGACCACGAGTTTTGTAGACGATATTGACGTGTCGTCTCTGGACACGGTGCTGGAGTCTGAGGACTACGACGCCCCTGAGCCCACGATGCAGGGCCTGATGGCCATCCACAACGGCATGATGGTGGGTTTCTTTGGCAACACGGTTTGCTTCTCGGAGCCCGGGCACCCGCACGCATGGCCGATTAAGTACCGCCAGCAGGTTGACGCGCAGATTGTTGGCCTTGGCGCTTATGGCACCACGCTGCTGGCCCTGACAGACAAGACGCCGTGGAAGTTCGACGGCAACAACCCAGAAGCCATCTCACGCGCTCGCACAGACTACATCTTGCCTTGTGTGTCCAAGCGATCCATCATCAACATCGGCTTCGGCGTGGTGTGGGCTTCGGCAGGCGGCTTGGCTGTGTACTCGACAACAATCGGTACAGATTACCTGACAAAGAACGTGCACAGTTGGTCCACTTGGTCAGCTGCGGTGACGCCTTCGCTGGTCTATGGCGCGTACTACCGTGGTCGGTACTTTGGCTCTGATACCACACATACGTTTTTGTTCGAGCGCAACGATCAGGTCGGCGGGCATTTGGTGCAGACAGATATTGTCTTCTCGGCTGCGTACTACGAGGCCAAGACTGATCGGTTCTACTACGCGCATGACGGCGTTGTGTACCTGTGGAACTCGCCAAGTGTTGGCAACTCGATCCTCGACTGGAAGTCCAAGGTGTTCACGACCAAGCAGCCCATCAACATGGGCGCAGCGCGGGTCATCGCGGACTACCAGAGTGACGAAGACGAGGCAGCTCTTGAGGCTGAGAACGCCGCGATTCTTGCATCCAACCAAGCCATCATTGACTCGGGGCTAGACGGTTTTGGGGCACTGGGCACTGCGCTTGTGAATCAGCACGTTGTTGCTGGCAGCAACCTGTCTTTGTTCAAGGAAAGCTACCGGGCGGCTACGTTTCAGCTGTATGTCAACAAGAAGTTGGTGTACTCGGCGTCTCGCCAAAACGACGACGCGTTCCGCTTGCCAGCAGGGTATCGCTCAGACACGTTCGAGATTCGAGTCGCGACCAACGTGCGGGTTCGTGCGGTTCACTTGGCTGAAACCATGTCCGGCTTGCGAGGTGCTTGATGCCTAAGTTTCAGGGTATTCCCTCAATTCCTTCGGAGCAAATTCCGCAGTGGCAGTACGACGTGCTGTCTGCGATGAAGGAAAACATCGAGATCATGTTGGGTCAGCGTGGCCCCGGTCGTGTTGTAACGAATGATTCAGTGGGTGTAGAGCCCGCAGACCGTCAGGTTATGAAGCAGTTGTCTGCACGCGGGGACTACTACACAATCACAACAAGTGGCGGACCCATCGACGTCCCTGCACGCGGTGACTATGTAAAATTGCTCAATGACATGCAGCAGCTTGCTGTCGATGTCACCAACATTCAGAATGCGCTCAATGCGCTCTTGCAGAACGTAAGGAACTAAGATGGCCTCCTCCCTTGAGCGCTCGTTGTACCCACAGGCTGGCCTGACCCCCACGTCAGGCGTGCAGTATTTTGGCAACACAGGCCGTGGCACATCGGTCAACTACTTCAGACCTGAAGCCCCGGTTGCGCAGTCATCGCGCCCCGCGAACAACGTGAACGCTGGCTTTTCGACACCTGCTGCTGGTGCGTACGAGACGCCTGAGTCTGGCTTTGTGCAGACCCCAACAGAGTCTGGCTTCGGGGGCGGCGAGGGTGTAGCTACTGGTGGTACCAGTGGCGGTGGCATTTCACCAAGCACTGCACAAGGTATAAATACAGCAGCCACAATAGCAGGGCTGGCTGGTGTAGCAACTGGCAATCGGGCGCTGAGCCAAGCCGCTGGTGGAGTAAACGCGGTTACTGGGGCTACGCAAGGGCAGCTGGGGCCGATGGGAAGTATGGTGGGCGGTATGCTTGCTGGCCCACAAGGAGCTTTGCTTGGTGGTTTGGCCGGGCAAGCTGCGTCTACACAGGGAATTACAACAGCTGGCCTAACCAACGCTGTTGGGTCTGCGACAGTCCCGGGTTTTTCTATCGCAAACGCGATGCTAGGCCTTGCAACATCGCCCGCTTTAGGTGGTGATCAGTCTGTGTCTATTGGCGACATGATAGGAAACTTTGCGCTGACGTCTAACCCAGCACTTAGTGGCACTGTCGGTATCAACAACGTAGGCCTTGTTGATGCTACTCAGGCAGCTATGGCGATTAACCAGTCGCAAGACCCACTAGGCTCACTGTTGGGTGTACTCGGGCAAGACGTCAGTAGTAACACAACGGCTGCTGTAGGGGCAGCAAACGCTATTTCTGCTGCCAATAACACTAACTCCTTGGATGCGCTCATGGGATTGACCAATTCGTTTGGTACAGGCGCAACTTCAGACGGCACAACTGGCCCCGGCTCTGCCACTGGCGTTGGCGTCGGCAGCGCTGAGGGTATTAACGGCATGGATGCTGCAAGCGACGCAGCTTCTGCAGCAGGTGCGAGCACGGGAGACAGCTCTGGGGACAGCGGCGGTGTAAGCGGCGTAGGCTCAGATGGCATAGGCTTTGCTAACGGTGGCATGATTGGCGAGCGTCCCGGCATCACAAAGCGTTACGCTGACGGTGGCCCGTTACTGGCCATGGGGTTTGCCGGTGGTGGGCGCATCGCTATGGGTGCTGTGCCATCGAACGCATCGGTCAACGACCGTGTGAACGCTATCTTGCGCAACCCGCAGATGCGCCAGAGTATTGTTGCTCGTGCCCAGCAACTCATGGACTCGGGCGAGTTGACTCCTGAAGAAGTAACAACCATGGGCCGTGTAGCCGAAGCCGCGATGTACAACCCATCGCTGTACCCACAGCTGCGCCAGTTTGTTGCTGCACAGGGTATGACCCCGTTGCCAGCAGCGTACGATCCATCTGTTGTGACGAAGATCATCGCTACGGCCCGCGCCTTGGCCCAAAGCACACCTGCTGGCCAAGTGCCTCCCACAAGCGCAGCTGCAGTAACACCCGCGGCTCCCGGCATGAATCGCGGTGGCATGATCCGTGGCCCCGGCACTGGTCGCTCCGACTCGATCGGTACAGTCAACGAAACAACTGGTGAGCCTGTGCGTGTTGCCAATGGTGAATACATCATCCCCGAGCACGTTGTACGCGCAAAGGGGCAGGAATTCTTCGATAATCTGTTACGCCGGTACGCAGACGTGCCGAAGGAGTCTTGATCATGGATGAATTTATCGACTGGTACGGGTACAACGACGGTGTTGACTACACCGCTCCTCAGGCGGACTACACCGCCCCTGCCGTGGATTACACCGCCCCTGCCGTGGATTACACACAGTTTGCTGACCAGCAGGGCACTGCGGACAATACAAACCAGCCTGACGCTGGCTCTTCCGGCGCTTTTCAGGGTGGATTTGGTGACGCCCAGTTCATGCCGCAGCAAGGCACAGCTGCCCCTGCTCAAACTCCATTCTGGGACTTCACGTTCAACACCGGGGCAGGCACAACTGCGGCTATGCAAGGTGGCTTCAGTGACACCGCTCCCGGACTTTCTGCTGCCGCAGCCCCTGCGTACGCCGCTACTTTTGGTACTGGTACAGGTGCGCAGCCCGGCATTACCATGGGCCCTTCGGGTAGCACACAGTTCGCTACTGACGCAGCGCCTTCTCAGGCTGGTATCACTGGCGGCATGGGCGGCACCACTGCTGCTATGCAAGGCGGCTTTGGTCAGACTGCGCAGCAGCCGGGCCTCTTGGAGCGTGCAAACGCTGGGCTTAAAGACCTTGGTGCATGGGGCAAAGAAAACGCCGAAGTTGTCAAGCTGGGTTCCGGCTTGGTGAGCGCTCTCGCAGGGCAACGCAACGCAAGCGCAGCCAGACAACAGCAAGGCGTAGCCGACCAGCAAATCCAGCGTGAGTTGGCAATGCGCGAACAAGCTCAGCAGTCTCAGATGGCAGCCGCTGCAGAAAACCAGCGCGTGGCTGGTATCTCCAACCAACAAGCTCAGCAGTCGTTTGACGAAGCACGTAGCTTATACAACCCACAAGAGATGGCCGTGCGTGGCATGGCTCAGCAGACTGCAGCTACCCAGCGCGGGATCGAGAGTCTTCGCAAAGACCTTGCCCGTCGTGGCCTGAGTAAAGCGGCTATCGACGCCGAAGTTCGCCGTGCTCGTCTGGGCGGCTCTACTGCTGCAACTACTGCGTATACCAAGGGTCTAGACACAGGCCGCGCAGCTCAGCAGCAGGCGCTGACTTCGGCTAAGGGGCTCACTTCTACCGTGCCCGGTCTGTCGTACACTCCATCCAGCTCTGTGGCGGATTACTACGCTCGTCAGGCTGAAACGACCAAGAACCAAAGCGCGTTGACATCTGCACAACTGCAAAAGCTGCTCGAGGACTACCTCGGCCAGCCGACCAAGACCGTGCAGGACGCTCGCACCAAAGCCGCAGGAGCAACAGCCAGATGAATATCCAATCTTTGATCGGTGGCCTGAGCGCCGCCCAGACTGCTGGCCGTCAATTCGCCGACGAAGAACGCGCAGCGGAAACCCAAGCCCGTACACTGGAGCGCATGCGTGCCGCAGACGCATTGTCCGTGCGCAACGAGCAATACCGCCAAGGGCTGATGCAGCCTGTCGAGGGTCCAGAGGCGTTGCCCGGTGGAACCCCCGGTGCTATGGCTCCTACCTTTCCATCTCCTGCACAAGCGGCCCCTACTGCACCCGCAACAGCACCCGCTGGCTCCTCGGCGTTTATGCGCCCGGCTGCGCCTGACCAATCGGCTGCTGAGACGGCACGGCTGGCTCGCGCTGGGACTCCCGGCGCAGCTCCCTACGAAAACGTAGCGGGTTACACCCCACCTGCTGGCATGACTGGTCCGCAGAATATGGCGGCTTTGCGTGACGCACGCATGCAGCGTTTTGTCAATCCTCAAGGTGCTGCAGCTGCAGCCCCTATGACAGAGGCCCAGCGCCTCGCAGAACTTCAGCGTCTCAACTCTGGTTCCACAGCACCAGCCGCTCCAGCAGCCAACGCTCCTCGCGGTGTCCGCAACAACAACCCCGGCAACATCATTGCCAGCCCCTTCGCTACCCGCATGGGGGCCGTGGGCGCTGACGCCCAAGGTTTCGCGATCTTCCCAGACGCTGCTGCTGGTGAACGCGCAGCAGTTGGTTTGTTGTCGACATACGGCCAGCAGGGCTTAAATACTGTCGAGCAAATTGTTGGCAAGTGGTCCCCAGCCAATGCTCCGGGCAATACGCCTGCTGGTACAGTGAGCTATGTCAACTTTGTCGCAAAGCAACTCGGCGTGGCACCCAATGTTCCGCTCAACATGCAAGATCCACAAGTCCTGCAACGCATTGCTGCGGCCAAGTTTCAGTTTGAGAATGGCGGGTACACACCCGGCGCAGCTTCTGCCCCCGTCCAAGCTGCCGCGCCCACACAAGCCGCTGCTCCTGCTGCCCCCGCTATTCCCATTGTGGAGTTCACCCCCGAGCAAGTTACGCAGTTGTCGGCCCGTGCCCAGCAAGAATCTCGCATGGCCCAGCTGCGCTTGCAAGAACTCAACCGCTTGCTTCCATTGGCCCCCACTGCGGAAGTCGCCAGCAAGATTCGCGAAGAGGCCAACAAGGTTCGCTTTGGTGGTTATGCGGCTCAGCTCGTGGACGCCTCAGCACAAGCCATCGGTGGCAATCAGCAGGCTCTCACGCAGCTGGCGACAGCTGCCCAGGTGCAGTATGCTCAGACCCCACAGGGGTTTGTTGAAGTAGCTCTTGACCCAGCCACCAGCCAGTACAAGGCTGTATCGCAGCCCATGCCGCTCAACACGTTTGTCAACCAGCTCTACGCGGTTGCATCTGGTGCCGCTGCCAAGGCAGAGCAAGCTCGCCGCGAAGCTATGCTCAAGACTCAGGGCGAGATCGCTGTCGAGCAAGTCAAGGGGCTCAACAAGTTGCGCGAAGTCAGTGCCACGGCGGAGAGAGACTTGCAAAAGGCGCTGTTCGAGCGCCAGCTGTCTGCGAACGATGTGGCCAAGATCGACACCGTGGGTGGGCTTGGCAAGGAGCAGGTGCTTGTGACCATGAAGAACGGCCAGATTGCAACGCTTCAGCCAGCCCAAGACTTGGGCGGCGGTATGATGTCACGGCCTCGCTTGCAGCCTATTCAATAAGCTGGCAGCGCGATAGAATAGCCCCAGAACACTCTGGGGCTACCAATGAAGAACCTCTTCGACTACGACGCGCAAGCGAACGAATCCGTGCTTGGCGGCGTTGCTGCAACTACCGCTGTGGGGCTGCCCAAGCCCGAAGCCATTGGGGGCACTTTTGCCCCGGGCGGCTCTAACGCTACAGCTGACGCTTTGCTCGCGCAGATGAAGACCCGCACAGCCACGATGGCTGCAGGTTTGCAGGCACAACGCCCACAGCGTGAACCCGTGGTTGGTTACAACCCCGAAACCAACGACCTGTTCAGTGGTGGCAAGACATTCAAACTTGACCTGAACGAAGGCCGCGCTAACGCAGCCCTGCTCGACACAGACAACCAGCAACTGCCCGAAGGTTTTGTGCCTGTTGCAAGTTCGCAGGTTAAGCAGCGGTTGCAGCGTGAGTTCGAGAGCCAAGGTTTGTTGTCCGACGCGTCACGTCGATCTGGCCAGTTCCTGTCCGGCGTTGGTTCTGCAGCCCGCGACGTAGGCTTGCCCGGTGCACAGGCTCTGGAGCAGTATGGTGCTGGCGTTGCAGCTCGCAACCCAAGTCAGATTCAGACCGCTGGTGACATCTTGGCCAAGCCCATGACGGCTGCTGGCGAAGCTTTTGGTGAAGCCTCTGTAGACCTCGCGAAAGCCGCAGTCGGTGCGACTGCTGGAGCCAAGATCGGCGCTGCCCTTGCACCACTTACTGGTGGCTTATCCATTCCTCTGGGCGCAATCCTTGGTGGCGCTGGTGTATTCTTGCCTAACTTGCTGGAGTCTTACGGCTCTATCCGCAAAGAGCAACGCGAGCAGGGTATTGAGGACAAGACCCGCGCAGCAGGCGCAGCTGTTGGCGCAGCAGCTCTTGATACAGCCCTTGGTCCAGAAGCCGCTATTGCTCGCATGGCAACCCGCAAGGTAGGCGCTGTTGCAGCCCGTGATCTGTTGGAGCAAGGTGCAGGCCGCTCTATTGCTGCTGGTGCAGCGCGGGGCGCTGCTGTTGAAGGCCCACTGACGGAAGTCCCACAGTCTGCGATCGAGCGCTTTGGTGCGTACAAGTCCATGACGAGTGACGATGCCCTCAACGAGTATCTGATTGGCGCATTCAAGGGTGCTGTGGGTGGCGGTGCAATGAGCACCGTGACTTCGTACGTCGAGTACGCGCAGGCCAAAAATTTCATGAACAACTTTATGGCAGATCAGCAGGCAGCTGCCGATTTGAGTTTGCCTTCGTCCGTGCGTATTGCTGCAGCCCGCCGAGTGCAGGATGTCATGCGTGGTGCATCTGACGACGCCCAGTTCGACCAGCAGTTGCAAGAGTTCAAGCAGAAGTTACAGTTTCTCGAAACCGGTATGGTGTCGACTGCTACGCAAGAGGCGCTGGACAGCGGGGCACCGCTGAACTTGATGGACACGAATCCACAGCAGGACATGTTTAACCGCGTTGTGCCGCCTACGCCAAGCATCACAGAGGAAGCACCAGAGCCTGTCGTTACACAACCTGCACAGACAGAACTCTTCGGTACTGAGGGCTCGCCCATCTTCGGCATTACTCCTGAAGCCCAGTTCCGTGGGCAGATGAACGAAGCGCTGTCGGTGATGAATGAAATCCGTGGCACTGGTCCAGCGTTCCCCGAGCCAGCGCCGATTGTCCCAAGCCCTGTGACTGGCGAGCTCACACCCGGGCAGCAAGCTGCACTGGCTGGTCCAAATGCACCTACGCCTATCCGTGGCGAGCAAACACCCGTGACTGGTGGCCCAGCGGCGCTTACCGAAGGCCAACGCACTGCGTTGCGTGGCCCTGACATCCAGCCACCTGCCCCTGCGGCTCCTGCCCCCACACCTGTCCAACAACTCCTAACATCGCTGCCGTCACTTGATCTTCCTGCGACGCCCAGCTCCCCTGCACCAGTTGCCCGTGGTGTCTCCGAGGGTGGCACAACCCGTGTTGTGCCTTTACCCGCTGCGCCGGTCGCAGCGGGTGTTTCTTTGACTGACACGGGCAAAGAAGATGCGATCATTGAAGAAGCTGGCCTTACCCCGCTGAAGGGCAAAAACCCTCTTGCTGCATCTGTCGAAGGTGCTGCTGGCAAAGTGCAGGGTCGCCCATCCATGACCAAGCAGGCGTTCACGGCCATCCGCAGCGCCATCATGAATCCCGGCAAGAAGGCCGATGAGAAGACGACCAAGATCGCTGACGCTGTCCGCAACTTCGCTGTGTCTTACAAGGCGTACCTGACTGCGTACGGCAACGTCAAGCGGTTCTCTGATCCACTCAAAGGCAAGGACACTGCCGCCGCTGCCAAGCAGCGTGCTGACGCTGTTGTGTCTACCGCCGAGATGCGTGCTGCTGAGGCTCGTGAAGCCTTGCGCGTGCTGGGTGAAGTTCTGGGTGGCAACGCCAAGGACGTTGAGGTGATAGTACGCTTGGTTAAAGATGCTGTGCAGTCGGCCGCCGCCAAGCCCGGGTCCACACCTAAAGAAGTCGTGCAGGAGCTCAAGAGCTTTGACGCCATGTTGTCGCAGGCATGGAATGCTGCCAAGTCTGACACGTTCATCGAAGACACGGACATGTTCTACACACGTCCCGGCGAAACACGCACAGCCAAAGAAGCCAAGCCCGGCACTGTGCAGCCGCTGGAAAAAGCAGCGACCGAAGGCTACAGCAACCCACGCGGCAACGGCAGCCCTGAGAACACCTACAAAGGCTTCTTGGGCGTCTTGCAGTATGTGCGGTTCAACGGTACAGGTTACGAGCAGATTCTCGCTCGTCAAATCCGCGAAGTGCTCAAAGCGTCCGGCGATCTGCCCAAGGTAGTGTTTATCACGTCTGGCACGCCACGCTTTGACCCCCGCTCCAACACAATCTACATCAAGGCCAACCAGTCGAACTCGGTGGTTCTGCACGAGGCACTTCACGCTGCCCTGCAATGGTTTGTGTACAACAACCCGAATGATCCTATCGTTGCTGACCTGAAGAAGTCAGTAAAGGCCGTCATCGGATACAAAGGCGCTTTGGGTGCCAAGGCCAAGCAAGTTCAAAAGCTGCTGGCTGATTTGGTCAAGGGTGGCAACGAGCTGGACGCTGTGCTGGAGCTGGTGTCCTACGGCAACACGATGAACGAGTTCCGCACCGCCATGGATGCCATGCCCAAGAAGGGTACGCCCAAGTCGTTCTACGATGCTGTGCAGGATGTGTGGCAGTTCACGTTGGCGCTCATTCGCCGCCTGACTGGTGTGAAGGACAACACCGAAGCCACAAACGTGCTCAACCGCACGTGGGAGTTGTTGGCCAAGGCCGCAGAGACTGAAACCCCCGCAGAGCGTGCACGGCAGGGTAACGTGTTGGAAGCTGCCATCATGGAGGACACTTCTCCTCTGCCGGACCAAGCACACAGCATGCAGCGACCCGGTGGCGATTTACCCAGCAAGCAAGACCTGAGCGTCTACAACCAGCGGGCCATGCCTCAGTTCTTGTCCACCAAGTGGATTTTTGACGCCATCGGCTGGGACAAGGTTTCTTCGTTTACCACCAAGACCGCAGACACTGTAGCGAACGCCATCCGCAAAGACTTTCCGAGTCTGGAGCGCTGGATCAGCTATGTGAATTCTCGCTTCGGTGTGCCACAGGACTTGCGCGGTGTGTACACACAGTACAAAGATAACCGCCAAGCCGGGTATAAGCTGTCTGAGCGACTGGCCAACTTCATCCAATTTCGCCCCAAGGAAGATGTCACGGCAATCTTTGCCTACCTTGACGGGGACACTCGCGCACTGGCAAATGACCCAGCAACGCGTGAGCTGGCCGATGAGGTGAAGAAGTGGCGTGACTTCTACGTGCAGGAGTTGAGCAAGGATAAGAAAAACGCCAAGATCGCTGAGTTCTTCGCTCGTGGCAAGTTCTCTGAGACCATGCTGATCGCCTCACGCCCTGAGCAGGTTGCCAGTTCTACGTTTGGTGCCCGCAAGCTCAACAACTTGCTTGGCCAAAAGACGAAGTTTGAGCCCGACCTGTACACAGGCTGGATGAACCTGAGTGCTGAAGGTGACGTCATCTTGGACGGACAGCGCTTCTTCTCTGTGTACACCCGCGATGGCAACAAGGATTTGCACCAAGGCTTCATTGCCGAGTCCAAGTTCAAAGCCGAGGGGGCACCTGCAGGGTTCTACGTTGACCCCACTTACATCTGGTACCACCAGAGCAAGAATAAGAAGGGGCACAAGTTTGTTGCACAGATGACCACTGCACAGGCCATCCAAGAGAACCGTGCTGACGATCTTGCCAACGCGCTGCGCAACACCATGGCTACGCTGGCTGGCAACTACGCCTCGATGGAGTTCTCCAAGGGCTTGACCGCTTACGGCCTGAACGACGACGGCACTCGCTCGGAAGAGTCTGCAGTGTTTGACAACATCGAGCAGATCGAAAAGCTGTACGACATCAAGATCAACCCGGACTCTGTGTTGAAGGCCAGCGATGACATTGCTGAGTCTGGCCGTGCCAAGAACCTGTACCGCACATCGCACCTGTGGGTGCAAGTTCCGAAGACAGACACCTACGGCGCATTGGCTGGCAAGATTGTGCGTGCTTCTGCATGGAGCGCCATGAACGACATGAGCGATCGTCGCCCGGTTGTGAACATCCAAGCAATCAACGGCATGATGCGCTGGTTCAAGAAGTCGAAAACAGTGTACAACTTCAGCACGCACGTCACCAACGTGGCGACCAACTTTACGCTGGCCATGCTGCACGACATCCCGTTTCGCACAGTGGCACACGCCGCCAAGCTGTACGCGATGTACGAAGTGAACCCCAACGCCATGACTGAGCAAGACCGTCAGCTGATGCTCGCGTTCATGAACTCCAACGCCTCACAGGGCGACTTCTCCAGCACTGAGGTCAAGCAGGCTCTGTACGATGCCATGGAGAAGACTGTGTCTGGCAACGCGACATCACTCACTGCACGCCTTGCTGCGTTCGCCAAGCTGGAGAAGTCCAAAGCAGAAGCTGTAGAGAAAATTGTCGGCAAGGCTGGTAACGTCGCCGAGCGCATCGACCGTGTGGCCACAGAGCTGTACTCTGCGGAAGACAACGTGTTCCGCTTGGCTGCGTTCTTGAAGTTCGCCGCTGACCGCGCAGCCCAGAACAGCACAGGTGTTGCATCTACCGCTGACTTGCAGGCAGCTGGCGATCACGCCCGCGAGGCATTTCTCGACTACGACATCGACTCCAAGGCCGTTCGTGTCGGTCGGCAAACCGTGCTGCCGTTCATCTCGTGGACATATGCCATCATCCCTGTGCTTGGTCGCATCGCAGTGCATCAACCGTGGAAGATCGCCAACTTGATGCTGGCCTACGCCGTCCTCGAGCACGTCATGCAGGAAGTGGCGGGTGGTGATGAAGAAGACGAGAAGCTGCGCAAGGCAGCCCCTGAGCAGTTCCGTGAGCGCATGTTTGGTTTCGGCCCTTACATGCACATCCGCATTCCGTTCTTGGGCTCAGACGCACAGCCGGTTTACTACAAACTGGGTGACTACATCCCCATGGCTGGTCTTACACGCACACAACCCAACGGCTTGATGGGGCAGGACTGGTACCCTTCGTCGATCACACCGACAGGTCCGTTCGTGTCTACGGTCGCTGCAGCTGTGCTAGGTGTTGATCCGTACACTGGCAGAGAACTCAGCACTCCAACAGACTCGAACTGGGAGAAGTTTGCAGATCGTGCCAAGGCTGTTGGCGGCCAGTTCGTGCCACAGGTGGGTGTTGACCTATTGCGTTGGGATCGTGTAAATGACATCGTCAAGGGTCGAGCAGACAAAGCTGCCAACTTTGAAGCCATGCAGATGGCACGCTGGGCAGGTCTGAAGCTGTACGAGTTTGATGTGGCAGAATCTGGTGCACAACAAGCCCGCGCTGCCAGAGCGATCATGACTGAGTACCAGACAGAGATTCGCAAGATTGCCCGCGCTGAGGCACGCTATGAGCGTCCAGACTGGGATTCTTTTAACCAGCGTCAGGCCGAACTGATCGAGCGCATGACGGAGAAAATGGCGAAAGCCAAAGGAGAAGAGTGATGGCCAAGACAGCAGCATGGCAACGCAAAGAAGGCAAAGACCCGCAGGGCGGACTCAACGCTAAAGGGCGTGCATCTTACAACAAAGCCAACCCCGGCAAGCCGGGGCTCAAGCCACCAGCCCCCAACCCCAAGAACGCCAAAGACGCTGCACGCCGTGACAGCTTCTGCGCACGCATGTCTGGGATGCCGGGTCCAATGAAAGACGAGAAGGGCCAGCCTACGCGCAAAGCGCTCTCCCTCAAGGCTTGGAACTGCTGACATGGCTACAAAACCCAAATCCACAGTCAATGCCGCTGGCAACTACACCAAGCCCACGCTTCGCAAGAAGATCGTGGCACAGGTCAAAGCCGCAGCTACCCAAGGCACTGGTGCAGGCCAATGGTCTGCTCGCAAGGCACAGCTTGTGGCCAAGAAATACAAGGCCGCTGGCGGCTCGTACAGGGACTGACGTGAAAGCCCCTCAGAAATCCCTCAAAGAGTGGACGGATCAAAAATGGCGCACAAAGTCTGGCAAGCCGTCGTCGAAGACCGGCGAGCGCTACCTGCCCGAAGCCGCCATCAAATCACTGAGTCCTGCTGAGTATGCAGCAACGACCAAGGCCAAGCGCGAAGGCAAAGCGCAAGGCAAACAGTTTGTAGCGCAACCCCAAAAGATCGCTGCGAAAACCGCGAAGTACCGCTAACCAACCAAGGAGCCTATCATGGCAACCAAGAAACCTATGATGATGAAGCCCGCAGGCAAAAAAGCTGCGCCGTTCAAACCCTGTGCTGGCTGCAAGATGCCGGGCAAGTGCGCAGCTGTTGGCAAGTGCCTCGGCAAAGCTAAGAAGTAATTACTTCATCCGGGCCGTCTTGGTCCGGGCAAAGGAGCGGTTTTCGGACTTGGGCACTGCACGCAGGTTGCCTGATCCGTTACCGCCGCCTTTGGCAATAGGCGTCTTGTGGTCTACATCGAGGTTATCTCCTTTGCGGACCACACCCTTCTTCTCCATCTCAGCACGAGCGGCGTTGCGCATGGCGCGTTTCTTAATCTGCTCAGGTTTACCTTGATACGCTTGGTACTCATTTTTGTAATCGCGTGGCATATATAGTCCTCAGTAAAGGTTGTTCAGCACAGGGGGCTTGTAGTTAGCACCCTTCATGATTTTCCCATGCTCATTGAACACAGGCTCGCCGTTTTCGTCGTACTTCGACCAATTTGACTTGCTGACTGCATCGACACCATCGGCCATCTTCATGCCTGCACAGTGGCCAACACCCACAGACGTGACGATCTGATCGGCCAGTGAGTCCAGCATCTCTTTGCGGTCGTGGATGACAACGCTCTCCTGCCCGCTCTTGAGTCGGTCAGCCAGCAGCTTGAGCTCGTAGCGCAGGTTGTTCCATCCGCCGTTGAACTGCACGCAGTCCAGCATCTCCACGAATTCCTCCACGTGGCAGCCCATCTGAATGTCCAGTTCCCGGGCAGTGGGGTCAGGCCGACCCCTGCGGTGCCACAGCTCGATCGAATCAATACTCATCGTCGTCCTCTTCCATGTGTTCTTGCAACAGCTGCAACTTTACTATGTCCATACAACCCAGCACAGTAGGAAGCAGCACAGAATCGTCGTATTTGTGGATTACGGTCAGTATCTCGTCCACAAGCCCTTGGGCAAGTTCGCTCATATAGTTCATGCAACTGCTCCCAATACTGCGAGGCTGATCTTACTCTGTGCGCGGGCTGTTGTGCCCGTCAGGCTGTCTACAAAGCGTGGGTGGTTCAGGTTCACGATCATGCACTGCATCTGACCCGGGGCGTGCTTGGGGCAGCCCTTGAACATCGTGACGCGGTCACGGCGGCGCAGCAATGCGTTCTCGGTCTCCAGCTCCCGCTCGATGCGATCCAAGCCGTCACGCTTGATCTTGAGCCAGCTGCGGAACTTCTCGGCGTTGATCGCCACTTGGCTGCCCGGCATGATGGGGTTCTTGTCGTCATAGACGATCTTGACCCGCGCCACAGCGCGTTCTGGTGCTGGCAGTGTTACCTGCTCGACGCCTGAGCCGTACTTCTCCTTGCACTCGACCAGCTGGTCGTTGTGCTCTGCAAGGAACTGGCCCACGATGTCAAACACATCCACCTTGTGGTCGATAGCAAACTGGCGTGTCTTCTTGATGTGCGCGATCAAGTGGTCAATGGTGCCCTGCACATCGAACGGGAACAGACCAAGCGTCTGGCCAATACGACCCATGCCCCATGCAGCAATGATGGCCGTGCGATAAAAGCGCTCTTGCGGCTCGAACAAGAAGTTGAAGGTCTTGGCAAACGATGCCTCAGCCCACGCCCACACAGCCTCTGGACCGCCCCTGTTGATCACCACCTGCACCAGCTCAGGGAAAGCCCAGCCATTGTTCTTGGCCATGATGTCGAAGAACTCGTAGCCATCGCTCTTGCCGTCTTCACGGGTCTCGATGAATGTGCGGTCATGTTGTGGCAACTCCAAGCATCGGGCTTTGAGCGGCTCGTTGCCAGCCTGCGCACCCTCGAACTTTTGCCAGATCGAGATGTTGGTCGTCATCAACGTCGGACCGTTCCAAGTCGCAGGGTCGCGCAAATCGCGATCTTTGGTCATGGCCACTTTTTCGCGGCCCATGCTCAACTGGTACGTCATGTCGGCAATGTCTTTGTCATCTGCTGCGGTCATCTCGTCGATGCAGCATGGCAAGTTGTTCAGCACGCCGCGCTGCTTGTACAAGGCGTTGGCTGTGTCCTTCTGACTCAGGAACAGTTGCTTGGGCGAACCGATGAGGCTGTTGGCAGCGATCAGTGACAGGGTCTTGCCAGTTGTCGTCTCGGTTGAGTAGATAGACACCACCACGGTGCCGTTACCGGCCGCAGGCCCGAGGATGCCACTGGTTGCCAGCAGCACGGCGGAGCGTATCGTCTCAGTACCCGGGCGGTTGAGCATGTCCATACCACGCACCCACTCGCTGCGCTCGCCATGCGGGCCGATCAGGGGCTCGAACGCTTTAGCTGGGCCACGCAGTCGTGTGTCAATGTTGGCGTGCTCTGCACCCAGCAGTGTGGGGCCGCACATAAACGAGCCGTCCTTTTGCCAACCGAAGCTCACAAAGTCTTGGCCAGACGGTGTCTGCTGCTGCACCATTGTCAGGTAGTCCATCAAAAATCCCCGTAGTTTTTCTTGTTGCCCAATGTTCTTCACAAAAATCTGGCGGTTCAGCAAGAACGAGCTGAAGTCCTTGCCCAGCGATGCCAGCACTGTGATGTCGTGCGGCTTTTCTTTCCACCCTGTCATGGGGTACTTGACCAGCAGCTTAAATGCTGCCTTGCCGCTCTCTTCGTCGTTGTACACACCAGTAACGTGCAGCTCGTACGTGCTGATGTGGACGTCTTCCACAACTTCCTGCGCTACCTCATTGCCGTTGGCGTCAGTCGCGGTGACTTCTGTCTTCACTTCTTGGATGATGTTGCCGTTCTTCACCACATAGCCCTTGGGCATAGTAAAGACTATGTCTTCGCCGCTCACCTCATCTTGCACCGTCACCTCAGTGGCTGCAGACAACTGCGCTGGGCTTGTGATCTTGCCGCGGCTCGGGCATCCCTCGCAGCCCTTGGCACACAGCTGCTCGAACTTGGCGCAGTTGGTTGGCCCAGTACCGTTCCAGCCGTTGATCTTGTCGATGCTGCTGTTGAGATCGAAGTCCTTGTGTTTGCCAGCGAGCTTGACGACAGCGTCAGTTACATCAGTGCAATGCTTGGCCAGACCAAGAGAAGCACGCCATAGAGGCTCAGGAACATCCCGACCAGCAGCATCAAGGCATCCGCCAGAGTCGACAAGCGCCTTGACTTGATTGCACCGTGCGGCAACTGCGTCGAGGATGACGTCATTGCTGCTGAGCACTGCGGCGAGGATGGATGACTTGGGCTTGCCTGCACGCGGCGTGAGCGCAGCGGATGATAGTTTGGCACTCTTGCCAAACCACGGCTTGAGCTTTGCGAAGAGTTCAGCAGCATCGTAGTCTGGGCAGTCCGCAACACACCGGACATCCTTCCATGGCTGCTGCTTCTTGTGGTGCGTGCCAACGGGGCGGAGCACCATAGATGGGTCGTGAATTTTCGTGGTGTCGATTTCAACGCTGTTCTCCTCGAGCGCAATGCGCAGTGCAGTGGATGCCTTGACCCAGTGTTCTTTGCCTATGTTGGCAGTAAGTGGCCAGTAACAGTGAATGCCGTTGCCTGATGAGATGACCATTGGGCTCGGCATGCCGATCGTTCTGAGCGCCGCAGCCATTGCGGTCCAGCCCTCTTTTTGTGTTTGGTATGGCTTGTCAGGGCCAATGTCGAGGTCAAGGGCCAATGCCCTGAACCATGTTGCGTGTTCTTGCTTGCGGTACCACTTCTGCTTGCCGTCGTCTGTGTACGCGTGTCCTGCAAATGCGCCGACTGTGTAGTAGACCGTGGTGTTGGGTTCTGTATCCCACTGAGCGATGGCAGCGACGGCGCTGTCGATGTCTGCAAATGAGCCTCTGTTCCAGAAGAAACCACGTGGTATCTTGCCCGTTGGATCAGGCTTGTGTGTGCAAATGACAAGTTCGTCGAGCTGGGCAAAAACGCGAGTAAGAAAGTGTTTGGTATCCAAAATGTGCCCCTAGATGAAAAACCCCGGCCTAAGCCGGGGTGCCCTTAACGAGCAGTGATTCTATTACTCGTCAAACAGGCTGTCGAGCTTAGCAGCCAATTCATCCGACGCTTTTACTGGGGCGACTGTAGGCTTGGCCTTGGGGGTAGCAGCAACCACTGGCGCTGGAGCAGCAGCCTCTTCCTCATAGGCATCATCCACAGCAGGAGCGGCAATAGCAGTCTGCGCCTTGGGAGCAGCCAGTGCAGGACTTGCAGCAGTAGGAGCCATCTGACGAGTCGCCACTTTGACAGAGTCGCTTGTCAACAGGTTGTCCACACGCTCAATAGCCTTCTCTGGCACGTAGCCCTTTTGCTTGAATGTGATCTTGGGGAAGCTGGCTGCATCATCAAAACCCAGCTCAGTAACAACTTCTTCAGGTCCGATGCCGTAGTTGCCCAGTTCCTTGAAGTATTCGCGCAGAGCTTTCATGCCGCTTACAGGCACGGTCAGGCTGTAGACTTTGGTGGGGTCAGCAGCAGCCACAACAGCGAGGTGACGCTGATCAGCGCACATCTTGGACTTGGCACCCGAGGGCAGAATCTTGGAGCCCAGCACGTTGTTGGGGCAGTCAGCGCAGGCGCTGTGCACAGGAGCGTCGATGCTTGCATCGGGCTTGAGGCCATCGTTGGACCAGCAGTCAGGGCGCACGTTCTCAGCGGACGAGTCGAAAGCCTTGGCGTAGAACACTTTGGAGACGCGGGGGTTGGCACCCACGATGATGGTGTCCAGTGTCACGCCCACGGTGGTCTCAACACCCTCTTCGTTCAGGCGATAACGACCAGCACGGATGCTGATACGCGGAATGCTCACGCCATCAGAGACGATGGCAGATGCCACGGAGGACTTGGTGCCAGCTTGTTGGCGGGCTGCGATACGCGCTGCGATGTGCGCTGGGACGTTTGCGATCATGTTGCTCATTTAGTTACTCCTTGGATTGCGCTTTGCGCATGTTGAACACTTTTGTCGATGAGAAATTTACCCCGGGTGGGGGTGCGCCGTTGGCCTCGATGTAACTCTTGACCCCGGTCTTTGATGCTCGGCTCTCAACCATGTCCCAAGCATCGTGCTCTTTGCAAAAGCTGAAGAACTCTTCACGAGAACCAACTGTTGCGGTGTGATGGGTAGACCAGTAGGCCGTACCGTGCGGAGTCTTGACTGTCTCCAGTCCGTCTTCCTGTGCTTTCGCTGTCATCCAGTTCTCAAGGGCTACCAGCTTTTCTGTGAGCTTGCCCTTGGCTGTCTTGTGTTCGCGTTCGAGAGCGTCAATCTCGTTGCGAACCTGCAGATACTTCTCTGCGGCAATGTCGTAGTTCATTCAGTTACCTCGTTTCTTACTCGTCACTGTTGATGCCTTGCACCAAATCCAAAAACTCCGTCAGTGTGTTTTTCTTTGCGCGGAGTCGGCGGTACAACTCTGCTTCAAAGCCGGTGGCCCAGATGTGCCACACAGTCGTCTTGCCGGTTGTTGTCAACCGGCGAATCCTTGCATTACCCTGCTCATAACTTTCCAGTGAGTAAATGGGTGCGTACCAGATGATGTCTTTCGCACGTGTCAGCGTCAAACCGTGTGCAGCAACCTTGGGGTGAGCCAGCAAAATCTGCGGCTTGTCCGTGTGCTGAAAGTCGTTGAATATCTGATCACGTTCTTTCTTGCTTGTATCTCCGTTGACCAGCGCAACGTCAAAACCATCTGCGGTGAGCCTGCTCAGTATGCGTTGTTGAGACGCTTTGAAAGGCATGAAGATGATTGCTTTGTCGCCGATCTCCGTGAGTAATCCAGTGAGTGTATTGTACCGCTCTGAGTCATCTAAGTCAATCACACCGGTCTCGCTGATCACTGAACCGCAGCAGATTTGCAGCAACTTGGCCAGCACCACAGCAGCGTTGGGTGCGGTCACTTCGCCACCAGCGAAGATCGTCACCGCCTTGTCCTTCATGTCTTTGAACGCCTTCTCCTGTTGCTTGGTCAGCTCGGTCTTGCGGCCTACGAAGTTGGTATCAGGCAAGTCCTTGCACTCGTCCAGCGAGAACCGGATCGAGGGCTGCAGCACCTTGCGGCATGTCTCCAATGCGTCAGCTCGTGGCGTCCAGCGAAACGTCGTCACCTTCTGCATCACCAAGTCTTTGAACGTAGTGAAGCTCTTCGGGCACTGTGGCGAGTCAACAAGTCGTGCCAGCGTCCATGCGTCAGCGGGTGTTTGCGAGATGGGTGTGCCCGTCAGCATCCACAGCCATGGCTGGTTCTTGGTCATCCACTTGGCAAATATCTTGTACCGTTGTGAGCTTGGTGACTTCAGCGCAGTCGCCTCGTCATAGATCACCACATCGAAGTCTTTAAGTTCTGCAGCCATGTTGGTGAACCCGTCATGGTTGATGATGACGTACTGCACACCGGGCGTATCCAGCAGGTCGATGCGCTTTTGCTTCGTACCAGTGCAGACGACAAACGAACGATGTGGCAAGTGATGCTTGAGCTCGCGGCCCCACACCACCTTCACGGTAGATAGCGGAGCGACGATGAGCACCTTGCGTGCAACGCCTTCATCCAGCAAGAAGTCAGCAGCCCACAATGAACTGATGGACTTGCCCGTGCCCGGCGCGTTCAAACACAACGCACGTTTGTGCATGGTGAGGAAAGCAGCAGTGCCCTTCTGGTGCTCCATAGGCGCAAAGCGTCCCGGCCAGCTGTAGTATTCGTTGATGGGTGCTGGCACATTGAACCCGAGGTTCTTCAGCACCATGGCCTCATCCACGCCGTAAGGCATGGCCAGCATCTCTTCACCGTTGTGGGTGAACTTCTTCGCGTGTGGAATCACTAGAGCAACAGCATCGTTCTCATTGCTGTTGATGATGATCTTGCGCTTATCAGGAATTACCAGCATTTAAGGCCACCCATGCTTTGAACGTCAGAACCCAGTCGTCCACGTTAGTCTCTCGAACAATCCACACTTCACCGCCTGCATGTGATGCAGCGTTGATTTCGCGGTTCTGATTAGCAGTAGTCACACCCTTGCCGAACTTGGTCTCGACAGCGAACGGGCAGCCGTTGACCCAGCCCACGAAGTCAGGAATACCAGCGCGGCCAAAGCCATTGGCTGGCGGCATAAACCACCAGCACTTGTCAGTGTCTTTGAGGACAGCTTTGACAATCTTTTTTACATCGCCTTCATTCTTCATTGCAGTTTCCTTTTGCCTGATTCGTACAACTCACGTTGGTCATGTGCGTTATGCACAAGCACCCTGTCGTCATCTTCGTCTACCTCTGGCTGACACCAGCATGTGATGTCCAGCTCATGTTCGTAGGTGTCTTCGACTGGCACAACGTGCGCTACACGCTGGCCAGCTTTGTTCTTACCGAAGATGTTCAACCAGCTCATCGCTTGCCCTTCAACCGCGCGTCAGGGCAGAAGCCTTTCGCTGGGCACCATGGGCACAAGCCGCTTGGCTTGGTCTTGAACACGCCGAGGTCAATCGTCTCTTGTACGTTATCGAAGCGTGGCTCCAATGCACGCCACAGCGCGTCAAGGTAGCGGCGCTCATACTTGGCGTTTGTCACGTCGTCGAACTTCAACCAAATGAACGATGTCTTCACAGTGTTGACTTGTGGGTAATGCCACATCACCATGGCTGCAAACAACTGCAGCTGTGTTGGGTTCTCTTTCACTTTGCCTGTCTTGTAGTCAAGGCAGTACGCAGTGTCACCGTCAATGACCAGCACGTCGGCGATGGAGCGAATCCACACGTCTTTGGCAAACCAGTCAACAGGCTGCAGCTGGCGGTTTACGGCCATCTGATGCTCGAACAGCTTCTCGCCACTGCGTGAGGTGATCTTGTCGACGAGTGGGCCCCAGCGTTCGAGTGTCTGCTTTCCTTCAAGCGTCAGCGTGCTCTGGTCAAGAGAACCATTGCCATAAGCCTCCAGCGTTTTATGCACCCTGTCGCCATATTCTGACGCTTCGTTCGTGGAGTTCTGCACGCGCTTGGATACGTACAGGTAGTCGAACTGCGCAGGGCATTGCTCAAAAGTCGACAGTCGACTGAACGACAGCGGCATCGGTGTGGTCATGTTTCTTCCAAAGTTGCTTCTGCAAGTTGTACAGTGAGTTGTTCAACCAGTAGTTCGAGAAGTTGCCTTCTCGTGAGTTGCAGCCTATCACTTCTACCAGCCGCGCTGACTGTGTACGCAGGAATATCAAGCACAAGAACATCAGCGTCAAGGCACCGCAGGGCTACGCGAAACCGCCAGTCAATGTGGTTGAAGTCGTGGTATCCCTCTACCACACACCACTGCGGCAGCATGTGGTCTCTCATTTCGCGTCTCCATACGAGGGGCCAGTTCCAGTTTCACACGACACGGGGATGCTGCGGCACCACTTGGGTGTTAACGACAGGCACTCTTCCATGTACGCACGGGCTTCATCAAGTTCTTCATTCCTCACCACACAGACAGCCTCGTCATGGACGGACAGCTTCACTGGGTAGCGCTGATTGATACGTGCAGTTTGCCACATAACGATCTGCATTGCAGCATGTTGCGATAAATTTTCTACGACTTTCGCGCCATGCAGGTTCACACGCTGGCGACCCATGGTGTACGTCCAGCCCTTGCCGTCATGGCTCAGCTCGTTGTACATCACACCGGGCTCACCGGGGCGACCAAAGCCATCCCACTGCGTTACAAACCAGCCGTTGACATCCACGTTAATCATGCTACAGCCGTTGGCAATGTCAGGCAATATGACCTTCTCGCAACGCTTCCACAACTCGACAACCTTGTAGTGCACGGACCTGTACAGGTCCACAATCTTGTAAGCTCTGTCGAGGTCAATCAACTCAACACCGGGGTCAGTGCGCTTGGCCAGCCGCACCATCTCTTGGAAGCGTGCAGCTCCTGCACCGTACTGCAAACCCAGCATCGCTGTCTTGCCCAAGAAACGCTCGGCCTTGTCTTTCTTCGTAATCTCGCGGCCAAAGAGCTTGGACGCAAAGTCACAGTACAGGTCAACGCCGTTCTTCAACTTCTCTGTCACGTCATCTTGGCCAGCCAGTGCCATCACTGTGCGGAGTTCGATGTTGGATGAGTCGCCGACGAGCACAGTGTGGCCAGCAGGAGCCAGCAACGCATCGCGCAAGCCCGCTGATGGGCCACGCGCAGGGATGTTCTGCCAGTTGCAGTTAGAAACTATCTTCCCGTTCGCTGCGAAGCGATTTCGTGGCCCGCAGTTTACGATGTCGAATACTGGGGCGACCGCTAGTACTTTTTGGGCGGTTAATGATTTCGTCATCTGTTAATCCTTTCACAATCCATGTTCGTATGGTTTCATAGCTGAGATCAGTTCGTATGTCAGCCAGCTTCGCAATGCGCTCTCCGTACTTCCAGCACGTATACCGTCGTTTGTTGTTCGCTTGCTCTTCGCGTGAGGCCCAGCGGATATTGCCGGGCTCATAGTTCTTGCTGTTGTCAATTCGATCTATCGAGTGCTGCCCAGACGGCCTCACGCCTAGCGTCTGCAAAACGTACATCGCCATCATCATTCCTGACGCGAACTTAAAGTAAATCCCACGCCCGCCGTAGTTCTCGTACGCCACGTTCATTTTGTTCGTGCATCTGTCTTTCGCGCTCTGGCACAACCTACGTAACGAGTCCCACTCTGCTGGCGTCACCCCCAGTCTGAAGCACAAGTCCTTCGCTTGCCGCGACTCCAAGCTCGACTGGTTCCTCCCTACCAACGACGTAGACTTTGTGGTCGACCGTGCCGATGATTCCGTCATATTCAATTACCTCCTTGTAGCCCCTACACACAAGCCCACCATGGGCCACAAACTCTGTGCCGTCCCAGACGAGATCGGTGTTTAGTAGCGCTGACATTAGGATAACCAAAATTTTCCCGTTGCGCAATACCGTCAGCCACGTAGTTCCGACTAAACACTGGTTGCCGCCAGAGTACCGTCCAGTGGTCTTAGCGCCCCAGAAGTTGAGGTACACAGGCAATGGGCCGCGCTTGGCAGTCTCCAAGAACTTCAGCGCACGTGTCTCAGCGATAGTCGTTTTGACACCAAGGCGAGCCGCAACCAACGCCTGTACGTCCGCATCGTCGGACTCCAGCAAATCGGTGAAGGCTTTGTCGGATTTGGCGAAGGCATAGGTCTCTTTGTCGGGGTTGGCCTTGCTCTGCTTCATCGGCGGGGTCACACCCAGCTCCAGCAAGCGAGCAGCAAATTTGTCATTGGACATAATGGTCTCGCGATCAGTCACGGCTGTCTTGAGCAGCTGTTCCTTGCGCACCACCTCGTCGTCGTAGAGCTGTTTCATCTTGGCTTCATCGCCGACCAGCGTGGGCTCTGTGAACATCCGCACAGTCATGTCGATCAGCCGTGTGGCCAGTGGCGGTGTGAACGGGTCGAACTTCTTGCCCAGCTCTTTGCACAGCCATGTGTCGTGCTTGCAGTAGTCTGCGTACTCCTCTAATTCCATGGGATTAAAGTCAGCGCGTCGTTTGCCCAGCGCCTTGACCACAGCTGTGCCTTTGTCCGGCAGGTTGTACTGCTTGACGAGGTTGGCCAGTGAGTGCGATGTCAGGAACGGCAGCAGCATGCGCCCTTGCCCGAGGGTATCCATCCACAGCTTAGGGCGGATGCCGAAGCGCTGCGTCAGGATGAACCCGTCGAACATGGTGTTGTGGCAGCGCACAGCGCTGTTGGCCCAGTCGAAGTTGCCCCACAGCCAGTGAAGCGTTTCTTCCTCAGAGCCAGAGAACCACACGGCATCTTCGTCGTTCTTGGTGACCGACACGCCAATGACTTCAAAGCGGTCATCGTTGATGTACGCGTCCGTCTGCATCTTGCTGAGACTGTACTGCTGGTCGTAGTAGGTCTCCATGTCCACTGTAAGAATATCCATTACTTATCCTCCAACAACATCGCTGCCACTTGCGCAGTGAACAGCCCCTGCAGTTCTTCGAGGTCTTTGGCGATCAGCACATCATCCTTGCACTTGAGTACGAATCCGTTGGATACCTTGTCGATCTCAACATAGAGTCGCGGAGCCGCCCGAAATACCCTGCCCCCCTCTATGGCTCCGGGCGCTGTGCTTAGGTTCGCGTTTGTGATCGCGCTGTTGTATTGCACCCTGAGCATCTGCGCCTGCGGCATACCTTGTGCACCCAGCGGGTCGTAGCCGTAGGGACTCCCCAGCAGTCCCGATGCGATAGCGCCTTGCGCTGCTACGTTTTCATCAAACATTGGTTTTTTCCTCCAGCTCAATCAGCAGCTCAATGTAGTGCTTAGCTTTTTCCAAATCTTTGATGCCATTTTTTGCTTTCCATCGTGATACGTACTTGATGACGTTGCCCTCAAAGTACCCGATGCCATTGGCGTGGATGTACTCCACAGGCTGAATCGCCAAGTCCTTGTAGTGGTTGCCCGCCACTTGCACGTCGAGGGCACTCGTGCCGTTCGCGCCTTTGTTCAGCATCTGCTGCATAACTTCTTCTTCCTCTGGTGTCCATGTTGTCAGGTCGGGGAACAGTTCAAGTTGTTTCATACGTAACTCCTTACTCTCTTGCTGGGGGGTTTGGGGCAGTGCAGTGGTGGAATAACCACGCACCATACGGCTCTGTAAGCTCTGCGAGACGACTCCTCCCACCGATCAATGTACGCGTCGGGTAAGTTCTGCACGACGCGTCTGACGTTGGTCCTCGTCATCTTTGGAAACTCATCAAGTATTTGCGACAGTGTAAGCCCATCTGGGTTTTTTCTCAACAGCGCTCGTATCTCGTGCGAGGCGTAACGCCGTGTCATCCTTCACCCCGGTCAAACGTAGGCAGTGGGTACCAGTGTGTCCAGCCATCCGCGTCGCGCCAGTTGCCAAGTACAGCAACGCCCAGCTTTCTGTCGATGAGCAGCATCTTTGCACCTCTGGGGGGTGAATACTTCTTTGCATCCAACCATTTGTTGTTCACGTCTACCACTGCGAACTGGTCGCTCGTGAGTTTGATGTTTGTCATTGCCATAGTCCTTTGTTGCCCACGAATGTGGTTTTGATTTCTGCTTGCATCCGCAACGCTGCTTTGCGCAGTGCGCTCCTGCGCTGCCTCTCCTCTTGCGTACGAGATTTCTTCGGTGCTGCGTCAACACCGTTGCCTAAGGTAAAAACTTTTACTCTATTGCGCCCATCAGTCTGGTTGGCGTATTCAATTACGTAGATGAGCTTCTGCGCCTTCATCTCTTGCAGCACACGGCCAACAAACTTCGGGCTTATGTCTGCGCGTCGTGCCAACTCCATCCTACTGAACGAACCTTGCAGTAGTAGGTCAAACACCTGCACCGTTTGCTTGATGCTCATAGTCCCAGCTCCTTCAATGCTGCCTGCAATCCAGCCAAGCCGCCGACACGCTGGTTGTTGATGAAAATCTGCGGCATCTGCCTGAGTTCTGGGAAGTCTCGCCGCAACAACTCAAGTGTGGCCGGTATCGCTTCGGTGTCGTACTCCTCGTACCCAATCCCCTTGCTGTCCAGCAGCCGCTTGGCTGTCGTGCAGTTGGGGCAGTTGCTCTTGGTGTAGATCACGATTTGCATTGCTTCTCCTTATATCGAATTCTTCGCTTTGAGTCCGGCTTCGATTGTTAGTGCAAACAGGATTGCAAATTCGCGTTCACCACACATGCCTTGATCTATCACGTCAATTTCTTCATCCGTCAGCCCAACCCACGCACTACTACGCTCCTCCGGAGCTGGTGCTGCCAGTGGCGTAGCCACGTTGGGTGGGGTGGTGTAGAGCAACTCAACGCCATGCCCTTGGTAAGCCAAATCTTCCCAATCAATTTCATGATGGAAATACAAATCGCCATCAATGACACACGCCACAGGCTCCTGCACCAGTGCTGTGGCATCTGCATCCATGCAAAACTGTTCAATTATTTCTTCTAGATCGCAGCATCGGTTTTGCCAATAGACTGCGCTGTGAATCGCTTTTTCGGTA